TTGGAATCTTGGCTTTCATCAATGCATCGCTCGGCAAACCGTCACGACCATAATATTGATTTTGGCCGAGGTCTTTTGCAACCTGAGCATAATCAGTGTTTGATAGGAATAGTTTACGCTGGAACGCACTTAAACCACGATTTAACATCAAAACTTCAGCATCAATAGCAGACTGATAATCAAAAGCGCCAGTTGTTGATACGTTCATTGATGCCTGATTTAGCATAGTCTGATAACAATCAGTATCTACAGCATCAGCAATTTCACGAGCAAACGCATCCGCTACACGCTTACGTCTAGTGGGATCACGCAAACCCTGCGTATCAATGAATGCTAAAACACGCTTAGAGCGAGTTCTATTTACCGGAATGTTACGGTCAATAATATCCTGAAAATCACCATCAGTTGATACATTGCCATCTTGAGTGTCAAAACGATACTCTTGAGGGATGTATTCACGGTCAGTGGCCGCACCATTGCCAGCACGATCTTTATTAGTCATGCTATCCATTTCGTATTTGTCGAGATCTTTCGACAACGTCATGTTAATTCCTGTCTGTTCTGCGGCTTCTTCCCACAAAACATGCATTTTATCCTGACTGAAACTATTTGCCATTTTCATTCACCTTATTTTGTTTTTTAAGGCCCTGATACTTATTCCATGCTGCTATTTTTTTACCCGCATCAGCTTTTTGCCATGCCTCACGAGCTTTATTAATAGCGGCAGTAGAATTATCAACTGGGCCACTTGATTTAATATCTGGTTCTGGTTGTGAGTCGATCGCAACCTTATTGCGTGATTTAACCTTGCTAGCTGCTTCTTTAATAACATTAGACATAGCTAGTCCATTGTCATTAGCTCCGCTTGCTTGCAAGAATTTGCGCATCAATAATGGATTTTTACTAAAAGCGTAAATTGCTTTAGCTGGATCAGATCCAGTAAATTTAGATAAACCATTGATATTAGCAAACACCAATTCAGTGTTTTCAGGTGTAACACCCTCTTGAATAAAGACATCTGTAACGGCTGCTTTTGCATCTTCGTAATCAGGAAGTGATTTTTTCACTTGCTCTTCAGATGAAAATAATTCGTAAGCCGTTTGATCATCAACACCTACATTCTGTAGTTGTGCTTCCTGTTTTTTCTCGACTGGTTTGGATGCTTGCTGCCAAGAACTTAAAGCTGTGTCGTAATCTTCAGCATTATAAAAATCACTCGGATTTGGTTTAGGGTTAGTTACACTTGAGACTTGCGCCCTAAGTTCTGCCAACTCATTATCCAATCGTTGCTTTTCTTCGCGTTCTTTTTGCAATTCTTTGGTTTTCTTTTTACGTTTTTGTCTCTCCTCCAAAAATGCCGCTGTAAGATTGCGTTTACTCATCCCGCTATTAGACGTTTGTTGCTGGTCGTCTTCTGTCTCAACAAATAATTCACTATCACTATCAACGGCTTGTGGCGAACCATTTTCCTCTGCATCAGCTACCACGGCGTCTACAGGTTGTTCAAGTTCTTCATTTTTATCAACTATATTTCCAGAATCCATAATTAAATCTCGTTTTATGGTGAACGTAATCAGCGCGTTAAATCGCTGGACTTTGATTAGTCAGAGAAGTAAATATTTTCTGACTATTATCAATTTGTTTACTAGCAGTATCTACCTGTTTGTTTTCGATATCTGCTATTTTACTTGCTGTGTCTGCATTAGTGTTTTCCATTTTAACACCAGCCTCAGCAGCTTTAATCTGTAGTTCTTTCTCTTTTAGATCTATCGCAGCCGCTTTAATTTGCAACTCACCTGCTTTTATTTGGTTAAGATCCGCGTCGTTTTGTTCGTTCTGAAGTGCCGCTTGACCCTCCATTGTCCTAGCCTGTGCCTCAGCTTCTGCAAGTACCATGTTCGGGTCGCCTTGCTCTTGCGAATTATTCTGTTGTTGTACCAGATTTTGAACATATTCACGTTCCTCATCGGTAGCAGGTTGCGGGTCAATACCCATATTTAGCATAATCTGAAGATTCTCAAATCTTGCAATCCTGCGAACATCGTTATTGCCTTCACTCGTATCTGCTAATATTGCATTATTTAATAGCAACTGACCTTTAGGGGTATCAGTGCTAGTAAATTTAAGCAACTCTATTGCGCCTTGTTTTTCGGCTTCTTTTTTACTTTGATAACTTTCACCCGCTTTGACTTCGACATCATATTTACCAGCCGCTTTATTTTTTACATGACCTATATCACCGTTGTCATCAACACCAAAACCTAATGTTTTAACTTGTGAATAACTTCCATCTTCAGCCAATGCCCTAAGCTGTCTTGGGTTACTAAAATAAATAGATTGAGCTGCTGGTATCCAACAACGCGCTAAACTCTTGGTATTATGCATAGAGTTTTGAAACAACGTTTGATATGTGTCATCTTCACGTTGATTAATCTGTGTTATCGCATCAGCAGAAACATTCGCCGGAACCGAGCTCTGCCCTGTGCCACCAATCTCAGCTAATAACGATTCTAACTGTTGTCCGCTCGCTTGTAAACCTGTACCAATACTAGGCGGTTGATGTTGCGCAACTGGACCAAGGTGCGCTATTGAACCATCAGGATTCTTAACAGCATCAGACATAAGAAAGTTAGGATTATCCTGAACTAGCTTGGTTCTTTGGTTAGCATAACGCGCGATTTGTTCAGGCGTGTATTCCGGTCTAGAAATCTGAGACTCAGACATTATTTGCATCATTGCCGACATATAACTATTAAAGTATAACTGAGGATCTCTAAGCAATGTTGCTTCGCCCCACCAATATGACGCACCATTTATTACAATATGATAGCCATATTGAACTTTGATTGGGATCTCTTTAAATACTGTTTTCCTAGGCTTAATAAGAAACTTATCACCGGATAATAAAGCATATTCAACAACTTTTTCTTTCCGCTTTCTAACCTTAAAGTCAAATTCTTCTGTGAACTGGTTGAACTCTTCCTTACTTAACTCATTACCTTCTGAATCCGTTCGTTTGCCACCGACAACTTTTACATAAAACTCAGCGCCATTAACATCAAAAGTATATTCGCTAACATTTCTATGTGTTATCTCGTAATAGTGAGCAACATAAACGTCCTTTGTGCTATCAGTTCCCCAGTCAAAATAATTTGTATTCGTTACTGATTGCGGATAGCTAGAAAAACTAACACCAAATTCATCTTCGAGCTCCTTCCTATTTGATCTAACTAAATGCCAACCCTGCTTTGCGTCACCTTTGTCTTTCTTTATCGCGCCCGCATTAAAAAACACACTGGATACAGCGCCCAATATTTCCTGTGTTTCAAGCAATTGTAAATTTGCATCTGGGTCTTCATCATCTTCAAACCTAGTCGCTAATTTTATCGCCCCCATACCACAAGTGAACGCTTCTAAATCTGAATTTTCTCTAGCCTCTGCACCATCGCCTCTATTCTGATCGTTACGCCATATTGACTGTAATAACTCTGCATCTTCGTCGGTAGCTTCATCACTAGCAGATACTATTCGAGCATTGATAGCCATTCTCTGTTTTTGACCTACCAGCCTCATGATATATTTGGCTATTTTATTGAATACTGGGCGAGGTTTGTTTTCAAAGTTCTCAGCGTAAGAGCCCATCCATTGAGATTCACTAACAAATGCAAATTCATAATCAGTTAAACGAGCTCTACGCAACTCATAGTCACCAGCTACACTCGTATTAAAATCAACTCTAATTTCTTCTAATGTTTTCATAGTTACCAACTAAATTTTGTTGATGTATTTATTTGACTGATATCAATCTCTTTTACTTTGTTAATATCGCTAGCTGGATCAAATGACATAACGACACAATCAAACAAATTAGGCGATGGTAATCGGCGTTTTTCACCGCTCGGCAATAAAATACCTTTACGCATCTCTTGCTTAGTATACAGTCTTATAGTAGAGCCGCCAAGTTTTAGCGGCATTTTGCACATCTCAGAGCGTAGTTTACGTAATAATGTTGCAGGTATCTCACTACTAAATGATATTAATGTATCAGGATCATGATATTTCCCATGCTCTACAGCTTCCCAAGTTCTACGGCATCGCTCAGCAACACTAATAGAATTTTGGGCGCGCTTGTTATAGAACACATCTTTATTAGTCTTCTGATCTTTAATTAGATACCGATCATCGG